GCTTCACCGATTGCTTTTTTTTATGTTTCAAGCACTGCTAGAAATCTTTTTCAAGTAGAAAAAATTACTATTATTGATCATGATGGTGCAATTTTAGTTATACCTAGAGAAGATCTAACAGTAGCAGAATTTGACATAGAATTTTTTGAAGCACCTTCTAATTTAAGTTATACGTCGCCAGTAATATATACTCAAAATGTTGCAATAACAAATAACGTTCCTGCTGTGACTGGAGGGGGATTAGTTTATACTATTTCTCCAGCATTACCATCAGGACTTACTATTAATTCACAAACTGGGATTATATCGGGCACTCCTCTTGTAACATTAGCATCATCTAATTATACAGTTACGGCAACCAACAATGGTGGATCAACAACTGCTGTAATTAGCATAAGTGTGATTGATCAATTTGATTACATAACGTATTCATTTGCTACAACTCACGTATTAAATAATGTTGGCGGAGTTTCTGGCGGTGACGGAACAACTATTAAATCTGTAGAGGGTAAATCTAATAACTTTGAATTAAATTTCTTATTTAATTTAAATTCACACGTATTGGTTGCTGGACAAAATGTTATCTTTGGAGCTGAACAGCACGATGTTTTTAGGACAAACTCTAATCCAAGGTTTACTGGTTTTATTTTAAGTAACGCTGCAAGTGGTTTACAGGTTTACAATGATGGGGCAGTCGTCTTTTCTACAACTGTTTCTTCTATCCCATCAGGTGATAATTTTTTTAAAATAATAAGAAACAACGGTGTTCTACAATTTAAACTAAATAGTACCGTATTACACACAGTAAGTACGTTATCCCATTTAGATATTGAAATGTTTGCAACAGTTGCAGTTAGAGGAAATGTAGAATTAAAACAATCTTATTACTCTACAACCGAAGAAAATGAATATTATTTTAATAATACATACAAAGCACCAAACTTACTTGTAACTGACGGTGGCAAATCTCTTGAAGTTTCTTATGCACAAAATTATGGAACAGCATTAATTTCTGCTCCAGTGCATGAGTTTGCATCTAAGAGTTATTATTTTGAATTTAATGTGGTTAGTTTAGCAACTGGTTCGCAAATTTCTTTTGGTTATAGAAAGACTTCTACAATTGGCCCAGTAGTGGCAAACCTCTCTAGTGCTACATTCTACTTAGGTGCCCATTCTTCTTCGGGAAATGTAGAATCAAGAATCTATTATCAAAATACTAGAATGTATTTTAGTACAGGAGTTTTAGCTAACACTATTCCAGCGTTTACAATCTCTCAAGGTGACAACATAGGTATCCTAAGAATGCCACAAGTTACAGCAGGGCATTTTACTTTTAGAATAGTAAAAAATGGTACTGTAGTAGGAACATACACTAATACTAGTGGTGGTAGTAACAGATTTGAGTATTTTGCAGTACAATTACAAACAGTAGGGGATAAAGTTACAATAAACGATACTCCTGTTTATACTTTGCCTGCTAATACTATTTACGTTAAACCAATATAAAAGGATAAATCATGGAACTGATTTTACAACACAAGGAAGAGTTTTTGTTTTTAGCTTTTGCAATCAGTGAGTGTTTAGCACTTATCCCAAGCATAAAAGCCAATTCAATATTTCAAATTATTTACTTTCAGCTAAAGAAGTTTAAAAAGTAATGTCGTCACTGATAAAATCATTGATTAACGTAGCAGAGGCAAGTCTTCTGCTACTTAAATCAAGAGAAGAGAATTATTATCACCGAAAGTCTTTAGAGTTTGCTGAAAAGCTAAATGAGCTAAAACAGGAATGGTATGATGAATATAATAAAGATCCGGCGATTCGTTCCGATGCTTATCTTGATTTTATCAAACTTCAGTTGTGCAACTTCATCGATGATTACTCCTCTTTCATTCGAACTAAGGGAATACCGGATTAGTGAATCATTAGATGGTTTTGAATATCAATGGAGAATCCAAGGAAACTGCACAAAAAGAATAGTTTTTTGTTTTGAATATGAAACTCTGATTAAAAAGGAAGTGATCAAGTTTTATGAAAAAGATAAAATCAAAAGATTCCTCGATGCAGGCTTCATACTTAAAAGAAGAGAGATGCCATAAGTCTGAAACGCTTAGTAAATTATCTGCTCAAAAAATCCAAGCATTACAAAACAACGATACAAAAACAGCTAGCTTGATTCAAAAAATAATTAATTTATTAGAAGGTAAAAAATGAGCCGAAAGATTAATTTTATCGTGTTGCATTGCAGTGATAGCAATAATCAATCACATGACAATATCGAGACAATTCGTCACTGGCATACGCTCAGAGGATTTACCGGGCCGGATGGCATAAAAGGGAATAGTGACGACATCGGCTATCACTACTTCATAAGTCGTAATGGAACCGTTCATCCAGGGCGAAAGGAAGAGTATATCGGTGCCCACGTAAAGAACCATAACCGTTTTAGCCTGGGAATATGTCTCTCTGGTAGAACCTTCAGCGATTTCCATAGCGAACAGTTTATCACGGCAAGAAAGCTAGTTGATGATCTTTTAAAGAAATATAACCTGACAAGAAAAGACGTTAAACTACACAGAGAATTAGACGCAGGGAAAACTTGCCCAAACTTTACCCTTGCTCAATTTTGGCAAACGTAAGTTGATCCTCAACTACCTCTAAACTATCAGCGTAAAAAGCTATACCATTAGATAGTTTTATTTTCTCTATGAAATTAACCTGGTCAATACTAGCTAGCTTTTGAAGTTCTTCTTGTGTGCGATATTTAAACTTTAAAGTTTTCTTAGATACATACGGTTTTTTAACTTCTATAGCTAAAAACCGACCGTCTTTTAAGATGCCTAAAATATCTGAGACTCCAGAAATATGATGAGGATTATTAGACTTTCTAAATACCTTTTTTGTCGGATCAAATAACCCAGTTGATTGATTTTTCCAGGCAAAAATACCTTTGTTTCTTAAGAAGGTTAAGATTTGGTTTTCAATCATTTTCTCAGTAATATTACTATTTACCATTTATTGGATCGATGAGTTAATTGTTATTGTAGGCACTCGCTTACTCCATAATCCTCGGAGGTGGGTTGCATCTTAAGGATGAGATGCAATCTGCCTTTATAATTTTAATCTTTTAGTGAGTTCTTTAGATTTTTTGACTTCTTTTAAAGTAATAATTTGCATTATAGTTATTAACGCACCAACAAGAATTAAACCGATCCCAAGTCCTAAAACAAGATATTCATTCATAATTAAACCCATTTATGGATGTTGTCTGAAATATAATATGGCACCGAATACAGTGATTTGTCTTGGGTTTTATAGTTGCGTAATCGCCCAGTGCCGTGATGAATGCCTAGATGATGGCAAAGCTCATGGATTAAAGTTCCGGCAATCGCTACACTTCCCAAATCCGGCAACTTTCTAATGTTAAAATTAATGGCATTCCTTTCGTAATAAGCAATAACTTTAGACCATGGATTTTTGGAACGAAAAGTATACACATTGATTTTACCCTTATAGGTTGTGAGAATTTCTAAAAAGTTATCAGGTGTATCATACTTCCAATCAGTTTTTTGCTTTAACTCTTTAGACATCACTGAGTATGGGCTTAACAATTTGTGGGCAATAAATATACCAGAATTAACAGTTTCATTTAGTGTGCAGTTGATAAACATTAAAATCCTAAGGGTGTATACCAGGCAGCAAATATGCCTAGAGCACTTAAAATTATAAATCCTGTAATAATGTATAAAAACAAAATAATACTATTTTTCATCTTTCATCTTTTTTATTTCATGGTTTAAACGGACAAATTCATCCATGAAGACTTGTTTTTGATTTTCTATAAATTCTTCAGCTAGTTTTAATTCATTCCTTAGACGATCAATTTCTTTTTTAAATGTTAAAAATGTTGAGGGGCTTAGTACGTCAATTTTCCGACTGCCTCTAACTGACATGCAGACTCGGTTGTTTCGGGTTAGATCCCAGTTAATAAAGAGCTCCACTTGTTCATCGCCACAAGTGAGTTTAATTGGTGCATTTTTGTTTTTAAAAACAGTAAATCCAATGGTGTCAGTCATAGGTATAATTCAGCATCACCATTCATCCATGGGGATTCATATGGATCTCGAGTTATTTGAATGCCTCCATGCTTATTTCTTTTTTTGCCCATAAAATTATCAAGATCAAGATTGTCATGATTACCGTCCATGGGTTCATAGCTATCATTTTTAGAGATTTTTGAACCTTTAATCCATGCTTCAAAAAGAATTGATCTAAGTGATAATGACCTAGTTCTTTTTTGAGTTCTATAATAAATTACAGGCCCATTTACTGAGTAGGAATGCTTATAAATTATTTGAGCTGGTTGTATTGTCCCATCGTCTGAAACGTATTTGCACCGACCATCTTTTGCAATCATTAATTCTGGGTATGAGGGTGATTTTCTAAATTCAATTTCCATTTTGTATAACCTCCAAACAGTTTTTAATTTTAGTCTCTAAGTAATACTTATTCATTTTTTCTAACTCAGATGCCTCTAAATATCCTGAAAACCGTCCACCATACCATCCGATAAAAAAACCAATTGAGATAAATAATAGAGTTAAATTAAAAGACATTTATTACCTCTTCATCAAGCTTTATTATCTTTGTGTTTTTATCGTTAATGTCCATATAGATTAATGTCTGGTCGTTTACTTCAATCACTATCCCATCTTCTCGGGTGGACTTAACTGTAAAATAATTGCCAGGTCTTAATTCTTTAGCTTTCATTTAATACTCATGCCTGTGAATGTCGTAATTTTTAAACTTTTCCACAATAACTTGAGACATTTTATGTCCATCGTCTAAATAGGTATGGATTTTACCCTCTATGAAAATAGTAGATCCTTCACTAAAACTTGATTGAATAATCTTTGCAATTTCAGAATACGCAACACAGTCAACGAGCTCTTTTCTTTCTTTTTCCCAAACTTTCAGCATGAATGAAACTACCGGTACTCCTTTAGACTCTATAGGAGTTATCTTTTTTATTTCTCCCATTAGGAAAACTTTATTGAACGACATTTTTTTCCTTTAGTTATTTTACACTTACCCTGCACTTTCTCAACCACAAATCTATTTGACTTTTTTCAAATCTTATTAATCTTCCAATCTTTATTATTGGTATCTGTTTTTTAAAAACTAAATTTCTTAATTTAGAAACTTTTAAATTCAAATAAATAGATGCTTCATTAATTGTTAAAAAATTTTTTATATTTTCATTTTGATTTTTCATTTTACCTTCCTTCCTTTCTATCTTTGTTTGCACTTTCAATTAATTTTGACGCTTCTGATTTAGAGATATCCTGTGAATAAAAAATACCCATTTTAGTTAAAGCATTTTTTTGAGCATCACTGGCCGGAAACGATACGGTTGATTGAGGTTTAACAGATTCAACCTGGAAGGATGGTCTAGGTGCTTCTGACTTTTTATGGGCAACATAATCATTTTTAAAATCTGTTTTTTTCTGTTGTTCATTAATGTTATATTTTTGATTATTTTCCCATTCTCTTGATTCTTCATCGTCGCAAGATTCAAGCATAAATGTTTTTAGGTAACAATATTTAATGGCCATAGAATATGCCTTACCGGATGCCTTATCGCCGGAATCAATTGCATAAGCAAAACACTGTGTCTGGTATTGTTCTGTTGGGTTTTCTGAATTAATAAAAGTAACACTTGCCCAAACTTTAACCATATAAGAATTTGATTCTGTTACTTGTCCGTTATAATTTTTAGAAGTACGTATAATTTCAAGTTCACAAGACTCCATTCTAGGCATAGCAACAATCCCAGCGTTAGCAATCGGATCATGCAGCAAAGCAGTAACATCGTCATGCAAAACAGCACTATAAGATGCTCTCTCGTTTATTTTGACTGTCCCACCCTTATGGACAGATTTAACAGTTTTTTGGATATCGTTTAGTTTTTGATAAAGATTCTTCAATTGATAACTCCTCGTTTAATATTTGAAATGCCCTGTCTAAGGGCTTAATTCGGTTCTTATTGATTGATTCACAATTACACTTAATAAGTGCCACCACATCGTCAAAATAGCCGTATAAGAGCTCATACTCGGTATTACAATGGATACAGTTAACCACCTCACTCATCATGTGCAGGCTCTATATCAGCTTCAGTAAACCAATTATGAATTTGAGAATCATTGTAGTTATTATAACGCACAACAATCTTGCCGTTTTCTTTAAGTATAAATATTTGTCGGATTGTAAACTTGATACCTGGGAATTCTATAAGTTGAACTCTATCGCCTATGGAGTAGGATGTGATCATTTAATAAGCCTTTGTTTAATATATTGAGCATCTAATACTTAATTGCTTTAAATGTAAATATGTAAGATTTACAAAATAAGTATATTTTTATAATTGTATTTTATATCTAAACGCTCGCACCGTTTTACTCATTTTATACATTTTGCCGGAAGGCATTTCATAACCCATCAAGGTGCGACAATTCAACCGAATTGCTTGGTGGGTTTTCCTTATAGGGGCATTATGGCATCGGGTCGTAAAAACTATTTTAGGCATTCTTTTTTTGCTAGAAACGATGATTTTATAATTTTATTGATCGAAAAATTTGGCTATCAAGGTTACTTTTTATGGTTTGGATTGCTTGAAATTTGCGGTGAAATTGCAGCAGATTCTTATCCAGAATACTTCAAAATTCATAACTCCAGACTGCTCCGGAGTTTAAGATGTAAGCAGTCCAAGTTGGACTCGTTCCTAACTCTGGCTACGTACGAGTCACGTACGAACTGGGAACGTATTGAAAATAACCACTATATCCAGATAGTTAACTTCCCGAAATACTTAGGAAAGTATGGAAATTTGGATGAACCAAATTGCTCTAATAAAAGAAAAGAAAATAAAAGAAAAGAAAAGAAAAAGGAAAATGGGGAAATCGGGGAATTTTTAGATAAAAATTTAGGGGAGGAAACCGGAATCAGAAATCCAAAAAACCATGACGGTTTAAAAAAGATTAGTTTTAGTTTGGAAACTTATGATGCAGAAGGTAACATCCAAGAATGAAACTAGTTTATTACAATTCTGTGCTCAATTCTCTTTTTGTATTTGAGTCAGATTTAAAAGCATCTTTAATTTTTTTCCATGCCGTAAACAATAACTTAATAGAACATTGGGTTTGCTTGGGTGAGTTGTGAAAGCAATATTAGAGTTTAACCTTCCAGAAGAGCGTGATGATCACATTAATGCCTTACATGGTTCTATTTACAAGTTAAAGATAGATACCCTTTATGATGAGGTGTTTAGGCCAATATTCAAGTACGATCAACCCATTAAAGGCAACGTATTATCAGATTCAGAGAAAGAGCTCCTTGAGCAGGTTTGGGAGCTGTTATATGAGCATTTTGATGGTGTCCTAGATTAGGATATTAAATAATTACTAAATAACTCTTTGCAATGCTTATATGATTTGAAACAATCATGTAAACATTTCACAGAGAGCAAGAAATGGAAATTAAAGCTACTAGCATCGTCATGGTGCCGATCAATAAGATAATCCCGAACGATAAAAACAATAACATTCATACTGAAGAACAAAAAAGATACGCTAGAAAGATCTTTGATTATCAAGGTTTTAGAGCACCGCTTTTAATATCTAATCGCACTGGTAAACTTGTAGCAGGTCATTTGAGGCTTGAGATTGCCAAGGAAAAGGGTGTTAAAGAGCTTCCTTGTATGTATCAGGACTTTGACAGTGAAGAGCAAGAGTATGCGCATTTAACAGCGGATAACGCTTTGGCTGCACAATCTAGTTTAGATTTTGGGCAAATCAACACTGACATATTAGAGCTAGGGCCTTTTGATATTGAGCTACTTGGTATCAAGGATTTTGTAATTGAGCCCATAGAGAAGCTCGACCCTCAATGTGATGAGGATGAAGTGCCGGAAGTGGTGCATCCGATTACAAGGAAAGGTGACATTTGGTTGCTTGGTAATCATCGTTTGATGTGTGGTGATTCAACCATGATTGATGATGTTGAGAGACTTATGAATGGCGAGAAAGCAGATTTAGTAATGACGGATCCGCCATATAAAATAGAAACTAAAGGTGGAACAAACCATGTCATTACAAAGAATTTAAGAAAACAAGGTGACTCTATTGAGTTTATTGCAGATTTTAATCCAGATAATTTTCTTAATGTATTACCATTAGCCTTCAATAAAAATATGAACGCTTATATTTTTTGCAATAAAGAGCTTTTGCCTGACTATTTGATTTGGGCAAGAGAAAATGGATATAGCTTTAATGTTCTTATTTGGAAAAAGCCATCGTCAATACCCATTTGCGATAGTCATAGGCCAGACATAGAATATCTTATTTTATTTAGAAAAAATGCAATTTGGAACAATGGACTAAAAGAAGTTAATTATTCAAGATGTTTAGAGTTCAAAAGAGAAAAAGGTCTTCATCCAACAATGAAGCCTGTTGAGCTTCTTAAAAATGAAATATTAATTTCATCAAACAAGGCAAGCAATGTTTTAGACTTTTTTAACGGAAGCGGTTCTACGATGATTGCCTGTGAGGTAACAGGAAGAAAATATTTTGGAATAGAACTGTTAGAAAAATATTGCGATGTAACCATAAAACGGTGGGAACAATACACTGGAAAGAAAGTTACACTGGAATCAACTGGCCAGACCTACGAAGAGTTAAAGCTAGAGCGAGATAATCAATCAATAAAGTCATGAAAAAAACAAAAGAGATTTTATAAATGGCAAAACCTGAAACCAAATTTGATTATAAAATTGTAGACACTGCACTTTATTTTGGTGCAACTATAAAGCAATTACAATTTTTATTAGAAAAAAATGGTTTAAAAGTACATGAAAGAACAATTCAAAGAGCTATCACTAGAGATACTGGTAGAACTTTTGAAGAATACCGTTCATTTCATGAAGGTGGATTACAATTAAAGTTGATTCAGAAAGCTGTTGAAATGGCACTCGCTGGAAATGTAGCAGTTTTAATTTTTCTTTTAAAAAACAAATGTGGTTACTCAGATAAAGTTGAAACTAAAATGGTTGAGGTTTCAAAAGAAGATACAAAGATTCTTATTAAAGAGGCCCAGGAACTAGTTGAGAAAATGCAGTGAACATAATTCTAAGAGAGCTCCTCCCAGACGATAAAAACTTCATTCTAACTACAATGATCAAATCCTCTTATGAGGACACAACAGGCAAGAAAGAACGCTTCTCCATTTATCATGACGGTTTATCAAACTGCCTGATTAATAAATTTCAGTCAGGTGAGATTAACATCCTAGTTGCCTGCACAGATGATGACCCTACATTCATAGTTGGGTATGCTATTTATGATTTGAATTACACGCTCCATTATGTGCTAGTAAAGATGGCATTTAGACGTATGGGTATTGCCAACATGATCCTGGATAAAATCTTTAAAACAAAAAAGAACATCACGGTTAGTTTTTACACTAAAGATCTCAGGTTTTTACTTAATAAATATAATCTTGAATACGATAGGTTTAAATTTTACAAATAGGAGTCATCATGGAAGTTATAGCAGTTTGTTTTGCTCAGGCAGTACGTTTACCTAACCACAAGAACGAAACTTTTGTTGCCGTTGACGCTCATACGTCAATCGACTGGGACTCTAAATTGAGTGCTGTTGTAATTAAGATGAAGGAAATTCAAAAAGAAGTATTAGTATTTTCAACTAATATTGCTTACTTGGTTAAAGCTGAATCAAAGAAATAATTATTTAGGTCATAAGGAAAGAAATTATGGGGTTTACTAATGGTAATAAAACTGACGGAAAGCATTACTGGTTAACTCCCTTAGAATTATTCAATGAATTAAATTCAGAGTTTCATTTTAATTTTGATCCATGTCCATACCCAAAACCTCCTCATTTTTGTGGATTAAAATCTGAATGGGGTAGTTCTAATTTTGTAAATCCACCTTTTGGATCCATAATTGGAGATGATGGTAAGAAAAAAGGGCCTACTGCATGGGCAAGAAAAGCTGTTGAAGAATATAAGAAAGGCAAAAAAGTTGTTTTAGTTTATCCAATTGATAAATGGGTATTAATGTTACTTGAACATGCGTCAGAAGTCAGGAACTTGAGAGATATTAAATGGCTCGCAATTGAGGATAAATTACCAGGAAAAGGAACGGGAAGGCATATAGCTTGTTTTGTTTTGAATCCTGATAAAAAAAATCTTAAAATAAATTAATTGGAGAGTTGGTCGAGTGGTTTAAGGCAAAAGTTTTGAAAACTTTCGTAGATGAAAGTCTACCTGGGGTTCGAATCCCTAACTCTCCGCCATTAAAGCTAATAAATGAATGTATTATCCTTATTTGATGGTATGTCATGTGGTCAAATTGCCTTAAAAAAACTTGGCATAAAATATAATAATTATTTTGCTTCAGAAATTGATAAATATGCCATTAAAGTAACTAAAGATAATTTTCCAAATACAATTCATATTGGTGACGTCACAAAAATAGATTTTAAATCTTTGCCAAAGATTGATTTACTGATAGGTGGATCTCCATGCCAGGGATTTAGTTTTGCAGGCAAACAGCTAAACTTTAATGACCCTAGATCTGCTTTATTCTTTGAATACGTAAGAGCACTGAAAAAGACAAGCCCAAGATATTTCCTACTTGAAAATGTCAGAATGAAGAAAGAATCTGAGGATGTGATTAGTGAGCACCTAGGTGTAAAGCCTATTATGATTAACTCATCACTTGTCTCAGCACAGAATAGGGTTAGGCTTTATTGGACTAACTTGCCCGTGAGTCAACTAGAAGATAAAAAGATATACCTCAAAGACGTATTAGAAAATGGATTAGCGGATAGGGATAAGTCTTATTGTATTGATGCAAACTATTTCAAAGGTACGAATCTAGAGCAATATTTAAAAAAAGCTAGAAGACAAATTGTATTTGAGGTGAACAATAAACCAATCAGGCCTGGTGGGATTGTTGGCAAGAATGGCAAAATTGGTGATGGTGCAAGGGTTTACAGCACTGAGGGGAAGTCAGTCTGCTTGAAGGCTCTGGGTGGTGGCTGGGGAGCCAAAACTGGACTATACCATGATGATTATTGCATCCGAAAACTAACTGTTCTTGAATGTAAAAGGCTTCAAACTGTTCCAGATGACTACAAGATGAATGTTTCAAATACTCAAGCATATAAGATGATTGGCAATGGATGGACCGTCGATGTTATTACTCATATTTTAAAAAATATGGAGTTTTAAAATAATGAATGATGCTGCCCGACTTAAGTTAATCATTGAAGAGCTAAAGCGCAGAGGCATCGGGCAACAGGTTAACTTTTTAGATCAATCATTCACAAAACAATTTAAAGCATCTCAAGACAAGTCAATTTTAAAAGGCATTCAATGTACTCGCCGTGCAGGCAAATCAACAGGAGAGGCAAAAGAAACGCTTCAGACTGCATTGGATGAAGCAGAGACAAAACACTTATATGGTGCTCTTACATTAGGGTCTGCAAAGAATATTATTTGGGACATAATGCTCCATGAGTTAGAAGAAAAAAAGATTCAGTTTAGATCAAACGAGCAGCAGGGCATAATTCGACTTAATAATAAGTCAGAAATTAGACTATTTGGGTTAGACTCATCGTACAAAGAGATGCGTAAAATCTTAGGTGGGAAATATAAAACGGTTAAAATTGATGAAGCTGGATCTATATCTCAAGATTTAAAAAAGATTTGTTACCAAATGATTATGCCGGCCCTTGCCGATGTGTCTGGTAGGTTAACCTTGTTAGGCACTGCTGAGAATATACCCAAAACATTCTTTGAACAGGTTACAAGTGGTAAAGAGCCAGGATGGTCTATTCATAAATGGTCTGCATTCGACAATCCTTACATTAAAGATAAATGGCAAGAGCACGTAGATTGGATTAAGAATTACAATCCTACGTTTATGCTTACCTCTGAATATAAAACGCATTATTTAAATGAGTGGTGTGCAGATGATAAGTTATTAATCATTAAAATTAATGAGAATACTATTATTGATCCGATTGATTTAGTTAACCCTACTTACATACTGGGTGTTGATATTGGATATAACGATGCTACAGCGTTCACTTTAGTTGCATTTCACCACAAGTCACCAAACTTATTTGTGGTTGAGGCAGTAAAAGAGAAAGAACTAGATATTACCGACACTGCAAATAGGGTTAAAACTTATTTGAGAAACTACCCAATAGGAAAAGTCATTATTGACGGTGCAAATAAGCAAGGTGTTGAGGAGATAAAGAACAGGCATTTTATCCCACTGCATGCTGCTGAGAAGACCGATAAGGCATCATTTCTGAAAATCCTTGCCGATGATATTACTAGAGGTAGGGTTCAATACTTTAAAGGTAAATGTGATTCATTAATAGAAGAGCAAGAACAATTACAATGGAAAGATGATACTAAACAAGTTGAAGACCCTAGGATTCCTAACGATCAAAATGACTCTTTTCTTTACGCATGGAGAGAAGCACGCAACTATTTATGGAAAGAAGAAACAAAAATGCCTAGCATTGATTCAAACGAATATATGGATGCATACGCAAAACAACTTTCAGATATGAGGAGAAAACAAAATGAGTATCAATATTGAAGAAATGGACAGACTACTGCACGTACTAAGAGCTCACTCAGTGGAGTCATTTAAAAGCGGTGATATTGAAATAAAAATAAGCCCAGTTAAATACATATCAGAATCAAACGTGTTGCCTAGCATTGGTTCTTCTGAAAAGATTACTGAAGATGATTTATATTATTCTGCTTCTAACCTTAAACTGAGAGCTAATTAATGGAACTACAAAAAAACTGGTGGGATATAGAGAAAGATCCACATAAAAGAGTATTTGAAACCGCAGGAAACATAAGAAGAAATCAAACTGCCCAGGAGGATTTAGATGAGAGACATTTTAGACTCTATTCTGGGCTACCTCTTTATTCTGCTTTTACTTTCAATCTTACGTTTGACACTTTGGATGCTAAATTCACAATGAACATAGTTCAAGCTGCTACCAATACGCTTGTATCAAAGATTGCAAAAAATAAAGTTAGACCATCTTTTCTAACAGACGATGGTGACTGGGGAATGCAGCAACAGGCAAAGAAGTTGTCTAAATACGTTTACGGACAATTTTATAAATCTAAGGTTTATGAAGAATCTAAGAAAGCATTGAGAGATGCCCTTATATTTGGAGATGGGTTTATCAAGCATTGGCATGATGCTCAAGGGAATATCCATTTAAAGAAAGTATTTAAGCCATGTATTGTAGTTAACCAGGCTGAAGTCATGTATGGAATGGAGCCTAAAACTATTTATGAGGTAAGGGTTGTTGATAAGGGAACATTAAAAGAAAAGTATCCTGATTTTGCTGTTGAGATCGCAGAGGCCAGCATTACTGATATTCCATTCTTTATTGATTCATTTGAGTCTAATCATCAACTAGCTGTCGTAGTTGAAGCATACCGTTGTGCTCATGTGACTTATGACAAAGAAGGGAACAAGATACTACATAAGGGTAAGCACTTTATTGGTATTTCTACTGCTACATTCCTTTACGAAGACTTTGAGAAGGAAAAAATCCCTTATACACGTATTCAATACGTACCAAATGCCGTTGGGTACTTCTCTAAAGGTATTGCTGAGATTATCACAGGTCATCAGATTGAAATTAACCGGATGTTAAGACGTATATCAAGATCAATGAACATCATGTCTTCACCAAATATCCTGGTTGATTATATGTCTGAAATTATTGATACGCATTTTAACAACGAAGTAGGGACAATTGTTAAATATAAAGGTGCACCTCCAGCATATAACTTCCCTATGGGTATTAATCCAGCAGTAATAGATTGGTTCTTAACTGTATATCAAAAGGCATTTGAAGAAATTGGTCTATCACAGTTAACTGCACAGTCTAAAAAGCCTAGTGGCCTTGATTCAGGTAAAGCACTAAGAGAATACAATGATATTGAGTCTGAGAGATTTGCTGAGTTGTCTCAGTCCTGGGAGCAATTTCATTTGGATCTAGCTGATGCAATTATTGATCACTCAAAGCAAATTGCTGAAGAGGGTGGAAATGTAGTTGTGTTGTCACCGGATAAGTTTGGAGCTGAAAAGATTGATTTTAAAAAGATCAAACTTAAAAACTCTGAGTATGTTATGCAGGCATATCCAACATCGATGCTACCTAAGACTCCAGCAGGTAGACTTGCTTATGTGCAGGAAATGTTAGCAAGTGGGTTGTTAACTCCAGAAGAGGGTTTAAGTCTGTTAGAGTTCCCTGATATTTCTGAGATCACAGAGAATAAAAATGCCGGAATCGATGATATACGCTGGACGGTTTATATGATTATTGAAAACAATAAATATAATCCTCCGGAACCATATCAGAATCTTGACTATGGTATTCAGTATTTTAACTCTTGTTATCTTAGAATGAAGGCACGTGGACTACCTGAAGAGAAATTAGATTTACTTCAGAAATGGATTAACGATGCCTTGTCATTAAAGGAACAAATGGCACCTCCAATCATGCCTGCCGGTGTAGAAATGTCACCCGAGGATGAGGCATTAATGGCAGCACAAACCGAAACTGGACTTCAATAAGGAG